CCTTGGGCCGAAAGCATAGAGAAAGGGGGCTGATATAGATGACTATAATTGAGCAAGAAAGTCTTAAAGCCGCAAAAAGGCAAGGAACATATACATATACCGTACCTATGGTGATTGATAAAAAAGAGTACCCTGTAGATGTGAGGCTAATTAATGGCGAGATGGAAACATACCAGTTGACTAAACCCATAGGTGAGTTGATGACATCGGCATCGCTTGAAGATAAGCAGGACTTGTTAAGGAAGGTTACGTTAGATGTCCAGCTGGGTAGGGAGCAGGTTCAGACATTGTATGCTCCAGTTTACCAGACTTTGAGCGACCCTAATTTCCCGAGGGTATTGCAGGCAACATGGNCAATGTATGGTAATGTGGTATTCCTTGAGCATTTGGAAGGGCAAGAGGTCAAGTTCGGGAGTTTGTCCGTTGAGCAGGGGCCGATTGCTACCATTCAGGAATATGCCGCAGGATTTGAGTACACCAAGGAACTCATAGATTTCAATGAGATGTTCAGGATTGAGCTTATCAATCAGGCGATTGGACAGGCTTATAATGCGTTGCTGAATCATATCCACTTGTACCCGATTTTCAGTTACAACAATTACAAGAACAAGAATGTTACCACGTGGAAGGGTGAAACAGGCGACCCATTGTGGTTAGGGATTTATAAGACGTTGAGGCAGGCAATCATAGATGCCACTTTAGCAAAGCGTCCAGCGACAGTGTTACTTGCAAACCCAGCTGATAGGTTTGATATTGAACTTGCATTGCGTGGAGGTTTTACCATTGAAGGTACGACTTATCCAGCGTTATCAGGCATTGATACGATTATCTACTATGAAGGTTGGCAAGGAACAATNAATGGTAAGCCATATGTGTATGAAGGAGTACCACAGGGTAAAGCGTATTTGATTAGGCCGAAGCAAGGGTTTAAGGAACTCGTGAAGAAAGACCTTACCATTGAAACTACCAGCGGCGATTTGACGAGGTTAGTTGAAGCTCAGATAATCGCTTATGCTTACCGAGGCGTATTCGCTGCATTAGACGAGAATGTGCAAAAGGTAAAGATCAGTGCGAGCCAAGCGAGCCAATCATGATACCAACNCCAGAGTTAGTTGAGCAGTTACGCAATCTTGCTGGTGAGAAGGAAGAGGGAAGGTTCACCGATGCTGAATTAGAAGACATTATTAAGGCGTCAGATAACATTTATGCGGCGGCTTCCTATGTATGGACATTAAAAGCGGCGAGGATACAAGAAGAGTTAGGGAACATTCAAAGCTATTCCATTGGTGCAGAAAGTTACACTTATAGGTCGTTGACAGATATGTTGGAGTTGTGCTTAAAGATGGCTGACGCATATTCCCAGATGGGTGATATGGGAGCAAGAATTGTGCAGGTTAACACTCCTGATGTGGTATGAAGGAACAGCGGGTTAGGGACATCGCATGGGCAATTGAGCAAAACCCTGTAGATGTTACCATTTACCGTACACAGCGAGTATTGAGTGAAGGCCATTACACCGAGACTACCACGGAAGTAGGAACATATAGAGTGCGTATATTTTTGAATGATAGGAATATTCCAGTAAAATTGATTGATGAAGGAGGGAGGGCATTGCGAAGTGTTACATGGTCAATGCTTTGTGATGCTTTCGTAGATGTAAAGGCTGGTGCAAATGTTGTGGATGTGGTAGATGTACCTATGCTGGGGAAGTTAAAAGTAGTTAACGTTATCCCAATAAGTGTTCAAGGTGAAGTTGTAGGATACCAAGTGCAGTTACAGGGGATGGATGAATGATAAAGGTTGCCCAAGGTTTCAGTGATAAAAGTAAATATAAGTTTCAGCAGATTTATGCGTTAATGGACAATGTATACCGACCAATGACAGAAGGGTACATGAAAGCAAACAAGCCGTGGACTACACGAACAGGTTTGGCTGTGGCAGGGTTACATTCCAGAATAGAGAAGAGCGAAACCGAAATAAAACTCATACTTGGGCATGGCGTAAGTTATGGCGTTTACCTTGAGCTTGGGCACAAAGTAAAAACTAAAGGCGGTAAGGTAAAAAANGTTAAGCCGTATGCGATACTCAAGCCAACGATGGATAAGTTCTATCCAGATATATGCGAGCGTATAAGGGAGCTGTGGAGCATGTGAGAGACGAAATAAGGAAGTTACTTGTAGAAAAAGTTGCATTAGTTGGTGAAAGGGTATACGAGCCATATGTTCCATCGTTGCAAATAGAAAAGCCTTATCTTGTAGTTAAGGAAGGTTCACGGGAAGTACCAAACGATTGGGCTGGGTATACGACTACCATCGAAGTGTGGATATTTGAAAACTTTGAGACATTTGCGGATGTGGATCAGCTGGCGGTAGATGTGATTAGTGCGCTGGACAAACAAATAATCACGGTTAATGATAAGAAGTACTTATTACGTTACCTTGCTACTATAGGTGAGGATTTCTGGGATGAGGAGCTACAAGCATTAGAACGTGGCTTGCAGTTTCAGGTCTTTTCATTGGGTTGGTTGAGTGGTGAGACATACGACCCAGATCCAGTAGCAGCATTACGTACTTGGAGTGAAAGCCGCTGGGTGAAGGTTGAGGCGAAGGATGGAAAAACAATTAAAACACCGATATTGCAAACAAATCCGAATACGTGGGACCCATCAGACCAGCGTCCGGGCTTGTATTGGCGGATTGTGGAAGTATCAGCACCATATAATGTAAGTGCGTCAATGTATTGGATGAATTTCACCATTTATGGGCATGTTGTGGCACCAGATCCGAGCGTCCGTAGAGAATGGATAAGGAAAGTCGTTGAAGCGTTAACAGATGCGATGCGAATAAGTGTTAATAATGTTACGGAGTTGTGCGTGGAAGAGATATCAGCTACAATGGATGCAGATCCGTTAACAGTGGGACAAATCAGGTTACGTGGAACAATGGGACTCATGCGTAGTAAAGTAAGTGCGGAAGTATTGAATAATGCTTCCGTTAGTGGTGGGGTGTCATTTACAGTGAAAGTACCCATATTAAACCCTGAAGGGGAAGGAGGTTCGGCGGATTGAGTGCAAAAAAAGAAGTAATAGAAGAAGAGCAGGACACCAAAATAAAACCCGAGGAAAAAGAGGCTGAAGATGTTTATACGCTTAATGATTTAGTAGCGAATGCTGGTATATTTGGAGTGAAGCCTGAAGCGATTATTGGTGCTTTGACAATGGCTGGGGTGAAAGAAGCAACCCGCTCCCAGATGGAGCGGTATTTACAAAATTTTCTCAGAAAAGAGGTGTAGAGAATGGCAGGAATTGTATTTCGTAGTGGCGAGCAAAAAGTAAGGCCTGGAGTATATATTCGTGTACAAAACGTAGGGCAACCTGTCGTACCAGCTTTACCTAATGGAATTGTAGCGGCAGTCTTCAGAAGTAATTGGGGGCCGATACAGACACCTACGGTGATTGAGACGGCAGAGGTAATAAGTGAGAAGTTCGGAGTAAGTGCCAGTTTAGATATGCTCCAAGAGGCGTTTAGAGGTGGCTGCAAAAAAATTGTAGGTGTGCGTGTTGGTGAAGCAGGAGCTCCAGCTCAGGTTACGTTAACAGATAGTAATACTACTCCAGCGCAAGTGGTAAAAATTACCACGAAATATCCAGGCACAAGGGGTAATAATTTCACGGTAACAATTAGGGATTCATTGACAAATACGAGTTTAAGAGAGTTCTTGCTTTATGAAGGAGCAACGTTGTTGCTTACCGTACCATTTGCAAAAGGAACAGCAGAGCCAGATGCTTTGGTTTCAGCATTGAATAGTNCGCAAGCGAATAAATACGTTACTGCAGAGAAGAGTGCGGCTGGTAATGGAACATTGAAGGCAGTAGCCAATGCGGGTATGACAGGTGGGCTTGACCCTACCACTACCACAAATGATTATTTGACAGCCCTTACATCACTTGAGGCGATAGATTGGAATGTGCTCGTAGTTGATAGTGAAGATTCCATTTTATTTACTTCCATTCAGGCATACATAGACCGTGTAAGGAATGCTGGTAAGCGTGTCATGGCAGTGTTAGGACAAAAGACAAATGTAGAGTTAAGCACCAGACTAACATTGGCACGTAGTTTTAACGATCCAGCAATTGTGTTTGTGTTGAATGGGTTCAGTTACGCCGATGGGACAGTGATAGAAGGTTATAAAGCCACAGGGCGAGTAGCTGGGATGATTGCAAGTGCTGATGTAACAGAGAGCCTTACCCATGCGGTAATACAGGGAGCTACAGGTTTGGTAGGTGCTTTGAGTAATACCGATATAGAAAGTGCGCTGAATAGTGGAGCATTGGTATTTACGTTGAACTCGCAGAAACAGGTTCAGATTGAGCAAGGCATTAATACGTTTATAACTCCGACGGCTGACCTTGACATGGGTTGGAGGAAGATAAGAAGAGTAAGGACAAGGGACACACTGATTGACAGAATTGGTGCGACTTGGGACTTGTTGATTGGGAAGATAAACAATGATGCTAATGGTAGGGCTACATTGATGGCAGCAGCACAGGGTGTAATAAATGAGATGATTAATGAAGGAGCACTGATTGCTGGTCAGATTTATGAAGACCCGACCAACCCTCCAGAAGGCGATAGCGCATGGTTTATTATTCAGGTTGACGATACCGATAGTGCAGAGAAGCTGTACTTGACATTCCAGTTTAGATTTGCTCCAGTATAAAAGGAGGTGAAAGAATATGGCAGATGGCAGATATATATTCCGAGATTGTGTACCTGATGGTGCGATTGACATCGTGAATGTTCGGACAGGGGATATTGTGCAAAGGGCGTGGAGTTTCAGGGTAAATGCTCCAGTAGAATTGCAATCGGCCCTTGATGGAGGAACATTCCAGCCTAATCATATTATTCGTGGTTACGATGGTGAGTTGTACGACGGCGATGGTAATTTGCTTGCTGAAGTAAACACATTCCAAGCACAGATAAACTCAACCAATACCGATTACCAAGCCGCTGGTAATAAACAAGTATGGGCAATACCCCAATCTTATACAGTTACTTTGACATTTACAGAGACAGTAATAAAGGACGCCAAGATACTTAAAAAAGTGTTGGACAGTTTAGCAAAAGGAGCTCCAGATGCAAGTTTAAACTTTATGGGGGTATTACACGCACACACATAGGAGGGGTGAGAAGTGAGTAAGGTTGATAAAGAGGAGTTATTAAGTAAAGAAGATGTCATACTAAGGGATGTAGCTGGCATTCTAAAAGCGATGGATACAATCGTAGAATATGAGACATACCACGTAGTTAGGGATGGGAAGGAGTTATTTTCATTTCGAGTGCGTGGGTTGACCGATGAAGAAGCTGAGGAGTGTAGGCAAGAAGCTACAAAAACAGTGCGAGATAAAAGACTTGGCAATTTGGCAGTACCGCAGGAGTTTAATGCCGCAAAGTTTAATTCATTGATGATTGTCCAAGCCACGCATCCAGAAGACAGGGCAATGCTTTGGGATAATAAAGAATTATGGGAGAAAGCTAACGTTCTTGCTGGTTGGCAGTTGGTGGATAAAGTGCTTAAGCGTGGCGAGAAGGATGAAGTTATCGAACTCATAGAGCGGTTGAGTGGGTATAACAGCGAAGAAAACGAGAGCCGAGTTGAAACTTTAAAAAACTAATCAGGGCGGGTGGTGAAGCGACCATTATTCACCACCTGCTCCAAAGATGTGGCATTACTCCAGATGAGTATTGGAGCAAGCCGCCAAAGATACGTGATTTTATGCGTGCAAGCATGTTGGTGGAGTTAGAACAGGAGCAAGAAGAATTAGAGAAGATAAGGGGGAAAGATGGCTAACGAGACCTATAAGGTAGAGCTTTTAATTACCGCACAAGACCAATCAGCACCAGTTATAGAGCAGGCAAATGAGCGAATTAATCGTTTCGCCCAGAATGCCGAGTTAACAAATAAGAAGTTAGCCCGTTCCCTGAATACGACTTATAAGCCTACCATAACAGCGATTGATAATACAGCACCAGCAGTAGCAAGTGCCAAATCAGGTTTAAGTAAAATTGCTGGCAAAGTGTGGAGTGTCGTTGTGCATGCGGTTGACCAAGTTACGCCTGTATTTTCGAGCATTTTAAGGGGTGCAAAAAGTTTCGTGAGTAGAATAGGCAGCATTTGGGGTGGAGTAGGAAGGATGATAACATCACCACTTGGAATGCTTGGGATAGCTGGTGCTGGGGCAGGGATGACAGCCCTTATTGCTGGGCCATTAAAACTTGCAGGAGAGATGGAACAAGCGAGGATATCGTTTAATTTTTTCCTTAAGGATGCGGAAAGGGCTAAACGTTTCATAGGTGAGTTGCAAGCACTTGCAGCTGTTACACCTTTCGAATTTGC